ACCAGAAGCACACCAATTGATAAATAGAGTATTAGAGAATGCTAAAAACGGAAATTACGACTATAATGACTTCATGTGTAGAGAGACGTTTAAGGATGAATTGCGAAAATCGACTAAAGTAGGAGAACCGCGTACTTTTAGAGTTATGCCATTAGGTCATATATGGTGGACTAAGAAAGTATTTGGACAATTGTTAAGACACTTCAAGAACACACGAATGGAAACAGGCATTAGTGTAGGATTCAATCCCTACCTTGATGCAGATAAATTAGCTAAGAAATTGAAATTGTGTAAGATCACAGGAGATGCAGATTTTGGTAAATGGGATGGCACTATATTAGCAGTGTTTATTAATACTATAATGGAAGTGATGTCAGAATTTTACCAAGGAGATTATCCGTTTATGATAGAATGGTTATCTAACACTATAGCGACTTCTTTTGTACTAGTAAATGACGAAATTATGGCTACGACGCATGGATTGCCTTCAGGAACTTGGTTGACTTTGTTATTAAATTGTTTGTTAAATAAATGCTTAACATCTTTGGTTATATATAGATACAAACCAAATCCGAGTGTAGATGATGTACATGCTGTAGTTGATTTTGTAACAGGAGATGATAAAATATTTGGAGCTGATGAAAAATTGGCTCCTTATTTTAACTTGTTAACTATTAGGCAGGTAACTGAATCTTTGGGAATGGATTGCACGAATGGAGATAAGAGTAAAATTACAAAAGCGACACAAGACTTTGATAAATTAACGTATGTTAAGAGACATTTCAGGATGCACCCACGATTGAAACGATATGTGGGTTGTTTATCTTTGGACACGATAATGAACACTTTACAATGGATTGATACAACCACGGAAGACACATATGAAGCTATGTTAGGTAAGATGCGGTCTATGCAGATCGAATCATACTTACATTCACCGGCTTTGTTCGCTGAGTTGACACGCACGTTTGAGAATAATTACCCTTTTGAAGCGTTTTTTGATGAGAATAGAGTATTACGTATATTGGAAGATCCTGCAGGTTATGATAATGTTATAACCATGCAGAAGAAAAATTATAATTTTTAAAATTTTATAATGTAATTGTAAATAATAATAATAATGGAGTTTACCATTTAAATAAAACCTTGTTGATCAGGATGGCAACCTATAGCTAATGTATTTATTATACGGTTATAAGACGTTCTTGTAGTGATGTGGAACGGCCGTGATGATACATTGATAAATTATCACTTATTGCCCGTTGTTGACAATATGCGGGATGAAAGTATTTATTGTTGCTCAATTAATTAATGTAGATGATAAGTTTAAACAGG